CCGTCAATCTGGTTAAGATCGGCTATGTCAGCTGTAAGAGCTGTGCTGTCAGCAAGTTTAGATGCTGTACCTGATTGCATACCAGCAAGAGTTGTTAACTCTGCATCTGCAATCTCAGAGGTTGTGACTGAGTTAGCTGCAAGATGACTAGAATCAAGAGGACTGCCAGCTATCAGACTTTTTATTTCTGTTATTGTCTGATCGGCTGTAGCACTAGCTTCTATACCATCTAGTTTAGTATGGTCTGCATCTGTAAATACATTAGAATCTGAAGCTGAATCTACAAGTGTTCTAATCTCAGCAGCAGTTTGGTCAGCAGTTGCACTAGCTTCTATGCCATCTAGTTTAGTGTGGTCAGCGTCAGTAAACACATTGCTATCAGTAGCAGCTTCTACGGCTGCTCTAATTTCTGCATTGGTTTGGTCTGCTGTTGCACCAGCTTCTATTGCATTTAGCTTGCTGTGGTCAGCATCAGTAAAGACGTTACTGTCGGATGCAGCTTCAACTGCTGCTCTTATTTCAGCATTACTTTGATCTGCTGTAGCTCCTGATTCTATACCAGCTAATTTAGTAAAGTTTGCAGACGACATAGTACCGGCTACTGAGCCAGAAGATGCTTGTATTTTAGAACCTTCTATTGCAGCTGACGCATTTATATCAGCGTTAACTATAGTGCCGTCAAGTATTTTAGCACTTGTTATAGCACCATCTTTTATATCTGACGCTATGATTGTTTGGTTTTGTTCTTCTTGTGCAGCAAACAATAACTGCTCATGGTTGGAATTGAGGTCAGCTGCCTTGACTGATGACCCTGCTGTATATGTAGCCTTAGCAGTATCTACGTCTGTATCACGAAAGATACGTATAGCTGCTGGACTAGCTGGTATGTTGCCTGATGTAAAAACTACATTACCACCACCTGTAGTCGTGTAGCTTGTTATATTGTAGTGGTTGCCTGATGTTTTTAGAACGCCATCTACTTCTACTTTTACGTCAGATTCTTGTATAGAAGGGAAAGAAAACGCTTTTGTCGCATTTCCATCCCCAGTGTAATCTATGAATGTTGTTGCCATTTATTTGTATATGTTGAGGATGTTTGCGGTATCCGTACGTTTTTCAATACGTGCAATTTCTTTTTCACGTTGCTCTAGTATAACTCTTCGTACATTTGGTTGACTGCTAATTTTAGCCCAAGCCTGCCTACGTGCATTGTAGAATATACGTTCTATAATTCTATTATGGTAGTAGTCTTTTACATCAAAATCACCACGCCTGCCAGATTTTATATCTGCACGCATCTGTTCTAATGATGCTAGTATCTTAGGATCGTCAGCTAGTTTGTCAAGTTTTAGTTCTAGATTTTGTTCACCTATAGCTTGTTGAAACAAAGATCTAATTACTGCATTATCTGTAAGCTTTGTGCCGTCAGGTGCGTAGTATGTAGATGTACGTAAATCATAGCCACTGTTAAATAGTAACTGTCTACCTTTGCTTTGTTCTAAGTTAAGTGTTACAGGACTTACAGCATTATACGCTCTTGTTAAGAAGTCCCAATCTTTGAGTGGTTTACCGTTAAGTATGTCATACTTTTTAGGTAGCTGTTGTGTACCAGCTATCTGTTCAGTAAGTAAGTTTCTGTTACGTATAGACTGTATCACGCCTGAGTTTATCTCACGCATGTATGGTGTAAATAATCTACCAAGTTCGTTACGTAGACCAGCAAGAGGTACAGTGTTGTTAGCAAGAGATGCTACAATACGTGGGCCTTGTCCGGGTCTAGCACCAAATAAGTCTACAAAGGATTGTATGCCTGCTAGATATGATTTACTTGTAATCGCCTGTGCTATAACAAGAGATATCTTGCCTAACTGGTTTTCTGTCCACTCTTCACCCATCAACTCACTTGCATCACCTACGTCAGCTATAGTAGACATAATAAGGTTAAATGGTTCAAAGTTATCATAGCCAACACGTACAGCACCTAACTTTATAGTTCTTGGCTCCCACTTACCATCTATCCAGACCTGTCTTTTCTGTCTGTCAACGGGGCCGTTACCGTTAAGATCACCACGCATCCAAGCATTGACAGCCATCATAACTACACCAGCACCTATTGCGAATCGGCCTGTTTGTAAGGCACGTGCATTAGCAAGTTCTTCTGCTGTAAAGATACCATACTTATTTACACTTGCTAGGTCAGCTGGGTTTGCAAATGCTATGTCGTTAAACTCTTTAACTAAGAAGTTAAAACCGGGTGTATACTTACCTGTAAGAGCAAGACCATTTACACCTGTTCTAGCAAACAAAAAGAATGGTTTGGCTAGAGGTGCAGCACTAAATACATCGTTTAGACCTTTTGCAAAGCCTGTAAGATCTTGTGTTAGTGTTACTTCCTTACGTCCAAACTTTGTAGCTTCGTCAATAATATTACCATCTTTGTCAAATACCTGTGAATAGAAGTCGTCTTCATACGCCTTCATCAAGTCTTTGTTTATCTCTGGCAGTTTGATGCCATCAACACTTTGCATTTCTAAGACTCTACGCATTGCTTTCTCACGCATCTTAGCACGACCAAGAATGTAACCAAACGCATCGTCAGTTGCAGCCATGATCTTTGTAGAGTATGTAAACAAGTTATTGTTGTTCATCTGTCTAGCTACGTTAGCCATACGAAATGCGGCTACTTCACCAGCGTCAGCTCTACCACTATCTTCTGCCCAACGACGTAGTATCTCCCAGTTGTCATCTGCCTGTGTATACTCTGAGAAACGTGTCTTGATTGTACGTATATCACCTTTCCAGTATGAGTTTAGTTTTTCTCTGAACAAAGTAAACGACTCAGGTATAGCTTCTATCATACCATTGACTGCGGCTAGGCTACTTCTAACTGTAGCAGAGTCACCTTCAAATGGGTAGCGTAGGACTGCTCCTAATGCTGAAGCTAGTGGTCGCAAGAATGTTGCAGTAGATGTACCCATAATTGCTCGAACTGGTGTTTTAGGGCCTGATAGAATACTATGACTCATCACACCTTCTAGTTCACGAATTAGTGCACCTGTTCTAGCTGGGCCGTCTGGTGCTAATGAACCACCTTTGAGTATTGTACGTGCCCATCTGTCGAAGTCTTCTAGAGTATTGACATCTTTCATCATAGAAAAAGCTTCAAACAACGCATTGAGTAGGTTGTCGTCTGCATCATCTTTAGCTATTTTTAGTACAGACATTATAGACTCTTTTGCTTTCTCTACATCTGCTGTAACAACTTCATCAACTATCTGTGATTTTGGTTGTTTACCAGCTTGTAACTGTCTAAATGCGTCAGATTTTAAGAATCTAGCTTTTTTAGTTTGGTACAAAGCTGTTAACATTGTATCTACAACTTGCTTGGCTGGGCCATCTACATCGTCTAGACCAACTAGATCTGCTATTTCACGTCCAGCTGTACCTAGATCACGTAGCTGTTTAAGTAAAGAGCCAACAACTAAGTCACCTATGACAACATTTTTTGATGTCCATATTTCTACACCGTCAACAACATCAGGTTGAGCTTCTAGTAGCTCTTTTAAATACTGTTGTGGTGACATTTCTATGGCATTTCTACCCTGTGTTATACGTTGATGACCTTCTATTGCTTCTCTCCATCTAGATGCTAGCTTTGGTACACTACCTTTTACAGCGTCAAGCTCTGATTTAAACTTAGCATCACTCATTAGTCCACGCATAATACGCTCTACCTGTGCTTCATCTGTAGCACCCTCCATAGCAATACGTTCACGTTCGTATGGTGTTGTTACAGAACCAGTAGATCCTTCTTCTGAACCCCACTCTTTACGAGTACGAGATAGCTGTTCACGAGCTTGTTGTGGTGATACCTCGGTTATGTGTGCCCCTTGGTGTGGTTGAGATATAGGTGCATTTTTATCTGCTCTAAACTCTACTTCACCACGTCTTAACTGTGCTAGTCCGTTTTGTATTGTTGCCTGTTTTAGATTTTTGTTTCTATCTTGTATTTGTTTTACAGCTTTTTTACCACCTCTACCCAGTGTGTAAGCAAAACCATCAAAGAATAGACCTATGCCCATACCTTCAACAATATTCTTCATCTTCATCACAACTGGATGGTCTGTATCTTTTGTAGATATAGGTGTGTCCATCCAACCATAGCGGTCACGTAAAGCACCAAGAGCGTTCTGTTCGTCTGACTCTTTTGATATAAGATCAGATACAGCTCCAACAGCCATACCTCTTACAACATTACCTTTAGCTAGTGCTATAAGACCGGCTGGTAAAGCAACTATACCTGTAGCCGCCGCAGCTTTTGCAGTTAGTATTGTACCAGCTGCTAGAGATCCGAAGTGTACTAGACCTCTAAGCTGTTTACCCCACCATGTTTTTGTTTCGATTGGATTATCATAACCACCAAAAGGTGTAAAGTCTGGTTTGTATGCACCAGTCTCTTCCCTTTGTTTTTGCATCTCCCCACTAAAAGCATCAACTGTACGTTCTGGAAACGTAGCAATAGATGATGCAGTGTCTTGTAGACCACCGGATAAAATAGACTGACCCTCTTTGATGAGTGCCTTAGCACCCCATGTATCGGAGTTGCGTGGATCAGCCTGTGTGTCAACGGCTTGTTGTTCAGCCTGAGCTTGCTCTGACTTTGCCTGTTCTTCGGCTATTATCCGTGCTCGATAGTCGTCTGATATGTCGTCAGCTACATTACTTAGCTCATCGACCATATCGTCGTCTATCATATATTTTCCTGAGTCCATTAAATTGTTACTCCTCCAAAGTCATTCTCAACATAATCTTCAATTAATTTATTAAAGAACTCTTCTTTTGTTGGTTTTGTTACGTTATTTATAATTATCTCGTTAATCTCACCTTGCAAGTTTTGAAACTGATTATTAGGCATGTCTCTAAGATTAGGAAAGAATTGTAATACTTGTGTTCTTTCGTCATCAGATAGATTAGTAAGTCTACGCCAGTCTTTATCAGCATCAATTAACGCACCCATAATACTGTTACTCTTGTTTGCTTGTATTCTCATCAAACCAAAGACCATAGCATTTTGAGTTTGCTCATCCATTTTACCATCTACTCGTATACCACCAGCTTCAACAACTTCTATCAACTCTTCTGCACTAAACTTATATAAGCCAAAATCAGAGTAACCCTGTTTAGCAAGTCTATAAGCATCAGCTACACTTAGTTCAGTTAGATTTCTATTTTCAAAAAACTTTTTAAGTCCACGAGTGTCGCTTGGTTTAGAATATAAGTTTGCACCGTTATCATCTCTTTGCTGTAAAGATTTAAGCATATTAGTTTCTATGGTTGTATCATCGTCATCATTTAGTAATTGTAAATTCTTAGTCTGATTTTTACGTAGATACAAGAAACGTTGCTGTTCTTCTGTTAGATCAAAGAATGTTTCTGGGTTCTTCATGTTGCTAGTGTCACCCGGGAACATAGCCTTAAATCTTGCAAGAGCATACTCATGTGGCATTACGTTTGTGCCATGAGTCACACTTCTAAAGTATTGTGGAAATGGTGTTTTAAAACCACTTTCATAGTAATCGTACAACTGATCTAATGCACGTTTTTCATCAAGAGATACAAACTCTTTCTGATTCATTGTAGCATCAACGCCGTTGTCTTTTAAGAAAGTCTGATCGTTACGTATGTCTATTGGTAATGTTGGCCTAGTAATATCAACTTGAGATGAATACTCTTTGTTTATTAACTTTTCTAAAATTTTTGGATACTCTAACTCTAGTGCTTCTTCTAGTGTCATGTTTTTATCGCCTGCCATACGTTCATTAACTTTTTGAGTTAGTTCATACTCAGCAGCTTTAACCTGTATATTTTTCTGTAAGCTAGTAAGCTCTATGTTTGGATCTCTAGCAGCTTGTCTTAACTTGTTGACATAGTCTTTTCCTACATCTACAATGTCAAATATCTTGTTCGCCTTACCTACCTGATTAGAGTATGATTCAGTACCTATACCAGAAGTCTCATCATTTAAAAAATGAGTTGGTAAAGGTAGGTTTGAATCAAGACCTTTGGCTTTTAGTTCTTTACGATATCTAGTCTCTTCTTCAGCAAGAGCCATAGTAAACTCTGTATCTGATAAACCTTGTAGTCGTAACTGTCTTACTCTTTCTTGAGAATTTGTAACAACAGTTTTATATACCTTATCATCAGCCAAAGCCATTTCACTCTGTACACGTGTAAGAAAACCCATGTTACCGTCTATCTCACCCGGGCTGCCTATGCCAGAATTAGCATAACCTTTAGCCACTTTGTTGGTAGATTTGTTAGTAAACTCAGCTTCATTCATAAAGTGACTAACGCCACCAGACTCTAGTCTATATCTTAGTTCGTACATGCGTTCTATGATATAATCTAAAGACTGTTTATTGTTAAACCCTTTTTTAAGTGCAACAAGTTGAATCAAACCTGTGTCTATGTTATCGTATACTCCATCGTAGTCACCGTCTGCATTTTTAGAGTTAACAGTTTCGATGATAGCGTTATCGACAAACTTGTTATTTTGATTTATATAGTTCTGGTCACTTATACGTTCCCATGTAGATAATATCTTTTCTTTTTCTTTTACAAGAGATGGGTACAGACGCTTGATAAAATGTCTACGAAGCTGTCTGCTTTGTACATTTAGTCCTTTAGAGTTTGCATCTATTAGATACTTAGTAACAATGTTTTCTATAGTATCATCTATAGCATCACTAGCATCTAGTCTGGTTGGTAAGTTATAAACATTTTTAGCTTGTATTCTACTTCTTAAACCACTAGCTGCAAAGTCATCGTAGCGTTGTATAAACTCATCTGTTTCTAGACCTTCAAGAGTAGGTGCAAACTTTAATTTTAGAAAGTCATAGACTTCTTCGTTATCGCCTGCTATCTCTCTTAATGCAGCTTCTTGTTCAGCTTCATTCATATCAAGTTTCTTTTCTTGAAACTCTAGAAACTGATCCTGTTTGTCTTCGTATAAACCTTTAGCAAACTTAAGTGACTCACGTGCTTCTCTGTTTCTTTCACGTGCTTCAGCGTACTGAGCTACATTCTTGACTAAGCCACCTAGTGCATTTAGATTGTCAAAAAAGTTTTTTGATTTTAACTCTTCAATATCTGCAAGTTCGCCATAGAATCTTTCTAGGTCTTTTGCACTTTCGTCATTCGCTTTGTTGACGGCCTCTTCCATGTTAGCTTCAACAGAGGCGTAGTTACTAATCGGTAGGTCAGGAATCCTGTCCCTTTCCGTACCGACTAGATTAGAAAATGATGATGTCATAATTATTTAAACGCCGAGTATATACCAGCAATCTGGCCAGCTATCTGTAAAGCACCACCAAGTCTGTTGGTTGGAGGTAACATAACAGGTGCACCATATTCTGGTCTGATACCAAGAGCTTCTCGTGCTGAAGCTTGTTTAGCTTGGAATACACGTTTGATACCCTCTTGTGAGTATGCCATGTTTCGACCAAATACATTCTGTACTGTAGCTTCCACATCTGCATTTTTCTGTAGTAATTCAAGATATCTCAGTTTACCAAATCGTCTACTACGACCACCTTCATCTGATTGCATCTTAGTAAAGTAGGCTTTGGCAGCGTCTTCAACTGTTCTTCTACCTTTTCCTTGGGTAGCCAAAGCTTGAGCATAGGCATCACTCTGATCTTTTGTGAGTCCTATGATATTCTGTTGTTGTGTTCTTTCTAAAGTAACTTCTCTGTTGAAAAACTTTAGAGCATCGGACTTGTATCGGGCATCTTTAGCAGCAGCTTGTGCTCTAGCTTGTGCCCTTGCCCCTGCATTAGCGTCTACGCACACGGCAAAATTCAATAAATGTTAAATTGTTTGGCCCATGTTTTAACTTACGTAAAAACTTGAAGCCTAGAAACTTGAGCAGTTTTAAATGTGCTTTGTTTCTAATGTCAACTATATTCCAGAGGAGTGGCTCAGTACGGCTATCGACATACCGTTTGGCCTCTCTTGCGAATGTAATTGGATATCGGTGTATATCAGGAGTGCAAAGCATCCATATATCACCTTCTTCTCCTACCCCGGCCATGCCAGCAGTCTTGCCGTCAGGCACTGTAAAATACACGTAGGAGGGGTTGTGAGCCATGATAGAGGGTAAGAGGGCTGATGGTATCCCATGGCCTTCTTCGACCTCTCTACGGTCATCTGAGCGGAGATTAGAGGCAACCTCAGCGGCAGCCTCCAATGTAAGTGGGTGTATGTAATTAGACACGTTTATAATACTTGGGTGAATAGTCACCTTCCCAAGATACAGCACGTAATGTAGCTGGAGCTGGGTGTGATGATCGTAGTGTTACATCTACGTTTGTGTTCTTTTCGTATACAGGTACAGTCTTGATAAACTCTTCAAGGTACGGTGCGTCTGAAGCATCATATTCATCAAGTTCGGTAGACTCGTACACCTCTGTATAATCATTTTTACCTACACGTTCGAGTGTAGTTTCGTATAGACCTATCTTACCAAAGTGAAACTTAATTCTATGTAACACGAGTGATGAGTTTACATCAGCTCTAGAGTTGTTACCCTCTGTTCTGGTAGGATAGAATGTAGGAAACTTAACTTCGTAAGGGTATATGTAACCTATAGTAAGTGTTGCACTAGACCAGTTACCCGGTAAGGTAAAGCTTGTACCACTAACTGTAGGTTTTGCATACCTACCAACTCGTGCTGAGTTAGTGTTTGTATCAATGACCACTAGATCGTGGTTAGGTGTG